ACGATGGAACCCTCGATATGTACACTGAACAAGTGAGATCGTTGTGCAAAGCTTTTGGTCTTAACTTCAAAATTATTGATCAGCATCTTGAAGGTGCCGAGGTACTACGCTATTATGAAATTTTCATTTCCGCATCTTCATTCCTCGTTGAAGACTTGCGTCACGTCATCAAAACTTTCATTCTAACATACCACATGCCCCTTATGCACGTGAAGACAATAGAGATGGATTCTGAATCATATCTGCAAATGCCTGCCGAAACCTTTGAGGTAGAGAATCTAAATAAGTAGGCGAAAAACGATTTGACCGTCTAATGCGCTTCACTATTCCCCGCCTAACAAATTGTATTAACTCGTCTTTTCCGACTACTTTTGCCGCAGTTTCAAAAGATATTACGGTGCTTCTTGTTATCATCGCGTGCTTAAATTGATTCATGATTTTATCCGCAGTGAGGCCGGATGCGGATCGGCGAGTCTGTTGTAGATCGTTTGCAGGGAGTAGAGCATGTTGCCCCAGGTCGAAACGGTGAGATCGTCGAAGCTGGCGACCTTCTGCCCGTCAATGTGGATTGTCGTCCGGTTGCTTTCCAAATGGACGACGACCTCGATCCGGTGGCCGAACTTCTGACGCATACAGCCGTTTTCGAAAGTGGTATCCACGTCCGGCAGGTAACCTTTGGGAGCGGTTATTCCCAAGTAGATCACGCCGCCGCGCTGAAAGGCCGCTTTCCGCAGCATATTGTCGCGCGCGCTGTTGCCTTTGTACTTCAAAGCCCGGTCGAGGGTCGAGCGCGTGATCTTGAAGGTCTTGACCATCTCCATCCGGACCGTCGTAGGCAATAAGATTTGTTTTGTCGCCATACTATTTCAATTTTTTCTGTAACTTTACCCCGTTAATACATTGTATCAACGCTGCAAATATCGTAACATATCACGAATATTCCAAATTTAATCGTGATTTTTTGCGAAAAATAATAGGATACTTATTATGATCGGGACGATTCACGAAAGGATTGAACGCCTTGTAAAAGAATTTGGAGGCGGTAAAAACACAGTATTTGCCGATAAAATTGGTGTAAGCGAAGGAAATATCCGAGGTTACATCAAAGGTATCATGCCCAAATATGATGTGCTCGAAAAAATCGTGACTTCTCTCGATGTGAATCCGGACTGGTTGCTGACTGGTCGCGGGAACATGGAAAAAGAACCGGACCAGCAACAGGCCGGAATACAAGTGCAGGAAAAGTTCCCTCTCAAAACCGACAATCTGGTCGATCTCCAGCGCATTCCCCTTTACAATCTGGAGGCGACGGCCGGATTGGTTTCCTTGTTCAACGATGTCGATGCGATTCCGATCAGCTATATATCGTTGCCGGATCTGCCTGCATGCGATGGGGCTGTTTATGTGCGCGGGGATTCGATGTACCCATTACTCAAAAGCGGCGATATTGTCCTTTACAAGCAGGTACACGACATGCAGTACGGGATTTTCTGGGGTGAAATGTACCTTATATCGGCCAATGTCGATGGGGACGAGTTCGTGACGATAAAATACATCCATAAATCCGAACGGGAAAACTGTGTGAAGCTCGTCAGCCATAACCAACACCACGAGCCTAAAGATATTCCAATCTCGATGATCCGTGCCCTCGCATTGGTGAAAGCAAGCGTGCGTTATAATACGATTCGATAGGCCCTCGTGCAGCCCTATTGCACCCCGCAAAGAGGGTGCGCACACGCTCAAAGTAGGATAAAATAGACTAACTGAATAAATATCAATCGATTAAATAAAAATCAATCCCCAAATTATAGGGCAGTTTCCTGCCTTCTATTCGCCGATTTTCGGGGTTTAGCGCCGATTTTCGGGCGGTTTCCTATGTTTTGGAGGGGGTCAAAAACCGGGTTTTGTAACCCCAACTTTCCCAAAATGTAACCCCAACTTGTAACCCCTGATGTAACCCCAACTGAAAAATTGCCGATTTCCCGCATTGCAGGTATTACACAAGGAAAGGAGGGACGACGCCCCGTTTTAACGTCGTTCAACCGCTATTGAAATAGCCTTTGTAGAGCCAGAAAATGCCGTCAGACATACACGAGGCCGCGAATACAACGAAAGAGGGCGGAATCGCCTGATTCTGCCCTCTGAAATTATACCGACATTATAGCGGTTGCCGGATTTGGTCCGGTTTATTATACCGAAATTATATCAAATTATACGTTTCGTTTTGTGTGGCGCGTCCGGGGTTTGTCGCGTATCTCTTTGTCGTACAATGTACTACCGCTGTTCTCTGCCGATGCTTCTATATACGTTTCGTTCTCCCCCTCATACGAGGTTACGATCTCTTCGGCCGGAACCTTTTTTACAACGGGGAGAGTTGCTACGATCTCCGAGATGAGAATCAGGGTCGCAGTAGATGGAGGGGCTATTTCGTATGTAACCCCTTCGATGTCGATGTTGTCAATGCTTTTTTCAAGAATCGCCGATGCGACGCTATTTTCGATAGTATTCTGTTGTTCCATATCCCGATAAAATTGCGGAGGGTGGAGGATTCGAACCTCCGAAGCCTTACGGCTTGCCTCGTTAGCGGTGAGGTGCATTCAGCCACTCTGCCAACCCTCCTGTTTGCGGTTTCTCCTGCCAACCGCAAAGGGTGTCTCTCCACTCGTCAGCATCTTACGATGCTATTTAGGGTTTGGGGGCGGCCCAATCTTCGGCCTTGACCCGGAACTTCTTGTAAAGCTCCCCATCGGAGCAGGCGAGAATCTTGAATGTGAGATCGACATACGATCCCTCCTCCTCGGAGCTGCCCGGACGGAACGATACGTGTGTGCGCCGGGCCTTGATGCCGATAGCACCGATGTTCTTGGGCGTGAGCTTCACGGAGAAATCGTCCGATACGACGTTGGTTTTCACGGTCAGCTCGTTGCTGTCCTCCGAAACGACCGCTCCGGTAAACATCTTTTCCGTATCGAAACCCATCTCCTTGACGCGGGTTGTCAGGGTTACGACCGGCTCGCCCTCCTCCTCGGCGACCACGATTCCGCCTGTCGCCGTTGCGGTCAGGGTTTCGCCGTCCTCCGTGGCAAGCGTCGTCGATTTGTCGTTGATAGTACCGATGTCGGTCAGGGAGGCTGCCATAGCTTCGTCGTCGCCGGTTTTACCGACCTCGATCTTGCACTTCGACCACGACATGATGATCTTCTTTCCCATAGTTTTATTCTGTTATGCGGTTGAACTTAATTCTTGCGTAAATGAAGTGTTGCTCTATATCCTCGTTGCGCATCGTGGTCGGTGTCGCATCGGTCGAGAGCCAATACTCCGTACCTCCTGCGGTTTCTACGAATGAGAGAATCAACTCCTGCAATTCGCCGATACGTTTCCTATCCGGAACCATTCGTCCGTCGGTGTAGGGTATATCGGGGACATAGAGGTTGAAGATCACCACGCCCGTTTGTACTTGTTCATCAAGTCCTGCGAGGAACTTGACGATCAAATCCTCCGTTGTGGCGTCGGTCGGGCGCATTTCGGGTCGGTAAACCTTTCCTCTGATGGCCTTTCCGAGGTCGCTATTCTTGACGAAAGAATAGAAATCCCGCTCAATCTGCGTCTCCGTTTTTATCATCTCTCTATTCGATTAAATCGTTGAGTAGTTTCTTGGCAAGGGATTCGGCTTTCAACTCGGCTGATGTGAGTACATCCTTATGGTGGACTGCTTCGACGTATGCGGCGTATTTCATGCCTGCGCAGACGATCAGCACCACACCCCACGGAAATTTTGCTTGCAGTTTTTGGAGCAACGCTTCGGCAGCGGGCGGGCCTGCTTCTCCATGCCCGTTCTTGCCGTTGTATTGCTTCGAGGCTCCCGTCACGACGGGTTTCCCGTCCACAAGCACCACATAGCCTATTGATGACCTCAAATTGCCGGTAATATCGTTGTAGCTGCCACTCTCGCGGGCGATTCGTATGCACTCCTCCCCGATGAAAGAGAGTTGCTTCACGAGCAGGGCGACGATGTCTTTCATCTTGGCCTGCAATCCGGCTTTCAGCTTGCGCATATCCGTTTTGCTGACGATGACGCCCTTATATTTGCCGTGAGTAGTAACGACTTTCGCCATATCACACTACGATTTGAGTTCTGCCTACGGTGGTGAGAGGTTCCGCATTCATCACGCGGTATTCTCCGAGATTTTCGCCCATCCTTTCGAGTTTCACCCGATTGTAGGGGAAAGGGATGCACTCAACGAGGATCGTAAACGAAGCCTGCCGAAATTCGCCGTCTTCGTAACGCCCTTTGCGGTTATCGCTGTTGGTCTTGATCGAACAGGGCAAAGGATCGCTCCAATCGGAACGGGCCTCTATCGGTTCGCCCCATTCGTCGATACCTCCCTCGGTGAGTATCTCGTAGCGTAATGTGCCGTTGTACCTCATATCACCATAGATGCGTGCCGTCCTCGATCACGCGCATATAGTCGGAAAGAACCTCATCCGCATCGAGGCCATAATGTCCGCACCAAATCGAAAGGCTCTGTTTGAGGGCTTCTTCGCTCATTACGGAGGTCGATACGCCGTTTTCGGAGCGGCTGTTTTCGACATATCCGATGACAAGGCGGGCGGCAACCCGAAAGATCATAGGGTCTTTCGGGGTCGCCTCGGCCTTTGCGTCGATGCCCTCATTGAAGAGCGCAAATTCGATGGTCGCGTTATCAGGATAGAATGTGTTTGCTATCGCATTGCACAAACTCCTCGTTGCGGTAAGGTTATCCACGGCTACGACTGCGTTTTGAGGGTGTAGATGCCGTTCATTTCCGTAATCACGGGCAACGAGAGTGATTCGGCCTTGGTGAACTCAACGCCGTTGCTGCCCTGCGTTTCGCCCACGCCCCATTGCGAGACGCGGATACGCCCGTAGTTGGAGTACGCTACTCCGGCCTCCTGTTTCAGCTCGTTGTTCGCCCATGCGTTTTTGACGATGCCGAGCTTGCCGTCGGGAATGAAGACCATGTTCTTCTCGTTCCACGGCGTATAGGGGACGCGGAGCGTGCCTTTCTGAATGCGAACCTGACGGCGGATAGGCTCGAAAACAGGATAGCTGTTTTCTTGCATATAGGCGTTCAGGTCTTTCAGCTGCACGATCTTCGCAGATTTGTCGGTTCCCCAGATCATCTGCTTGATCTTCTTGCTGCGGCACATGTAGGAGATGCGCGACGGAGCGCAGAGGATTTTGCCGAATACGGTTTTGTCCTGTGCGGCGTCGATGATCCCCTGAATATCCTCGAAGCAGTCCACCGTGTCGATGTTGGCGTCTTTCCACTCGATGCGGGACGACGCGATGTTTTCGGAGGGCTGGTTGAAGTTGATCGTGCCGCGCACGCCACCTTCGGGGTTGATGTTGTCGTCGAGTTCGACGACGCCCTCGTTGGAAAGCGGACGCAGGAACAGGATGTCGAGCTTTGCGAGGACGGAGCTTACGACCGTCGTCGAGCTTCCCCACATCAGTTTGATGAGCTGCTCCGTCTTTGCCTTGTCGGGGAGCGACTTGCTGTCGAGGATTTGCAGAACCTTACGATAGTCCTGAATCGTCATCGGCAGCGTTACGGCATGATTGAGGATGCGCTCTTTCACGGTTTCCAACCCCTCCGTACCGAGGATAGCCTCTTTCGACTGATCGCCGATGGTCGGAGCAGCAACAGTGATGTTGTACTGACCGATGATCTCCTCGAAGTCGAGGCCGATAGTCGGGGTGTCCCAGTCGAGGAAACGCTCGAAGATTACGTTGTCGAAAAGCTGCTTGTGCAGTTTCGAGGCGGCATCGAAGCGAGCTTGTACGTGCTGCGTCAATGCGCCAAAGATTGAGCTATAAAGAATTTCGGGCATGATCGTTACTGTTTAATGAACAGAATGTTCGGGTTTGCTTTGAGGCATACCTTGCCGGGATTGATGAGCCAGTCTTCCAGCAAAGGGAAGTTCAGGCTCGGATAGAGGACTACCGCCTCGTATGCGGCATCAATCGTCGGGAGGCCCTTTCCGGTGAACTCCTTGGCCGCTCCGACAACCATGTTGGGTGTATAGCGAGGCGCGGCAGGGATGGGGTCGGAACCCGAACCTCCGCCTGTTTCGGCATATTCGGTTGCCTCTACGAGGATGTCGCCCTCGGCCAGCCCTGCGATGGCGGATGCGAACGTGATGACATCGTACCCGGCATTGGCCGTGTCGATGGACTTGATGATCGGGGATTTGTCGGTTACTCCGAGTTTCATTACTACGTCGCCTGCGACGAAGTAATGCCCTTTGGCGACGCGGGGCGCGGTGGTCGTGCCTCCTTTGAGAACCTTGGCGGTCTTGCAAACGGCGGCACTCATCGCCTCGAAATCGACATAGATAGGAGTTCCCCGATGCAACACCGTTCCGACGGGGAAGTTCTGCACCGGCTTGAAGCCGCCCGGCAGAATCTTGCACTCGCCGCGCCAAATTTCGGGCGTGTGGCCCGATAGCTGCGTTTTCTTGAAATCAATAGCCATTGTTGCAATCAATTTAAGGGGTGAATGATTCGGAGCTGTTACTTGTTGGGAAGACTTTCGGCCCAAGCCTTGGCGTCGGCTTCCATTGCCTCCTTGCTACTTCCTGTTTCATGCGCCTGCTCCTTGGGCATGAGGTTGTTGGTGACTAACTCCTGCTTGTAATCCGCCAGCTCCTTGTCGAGGTCTGCATCCTCTGCGAATGAGACTCGCTTCATCAGGTAGTCGGGGATTCCGAGCTTTTTAGCCTTTGCCGAGATTTCGGCCTGTCGCGTGGTCTTTGCCTTTTCCGCTTTGAGCGCGGCGTTCTCGGTTTCGAGATCGGTCAATTTCTTTTGGAAAGGCTTGAACCATTCGGGGGCCTCATCTTCATTTCCGCCCTCATCTTCGCCCTCGTCGTTGGATTGCGGTTTCTTTGATTGCGGTTTCGGACGTTGCGTCTTCCTCGTGATCTCCCCCTGCATTGCCTTTGCATAGGGCACGAGCGAATCCACTTTCGCGGCGATGTCTTCGTCCGAGGCATCGTCGGCAAGACCCTCCGCCCCGATCTCTACGAGGTCGTCGAGTGCCTTGTCAGTCAGTCCCATATCCTTGCATTTTTCGGATAAGAGCTTGCGAAATTTCTTTTTCATAGTCGAAAAAAAATTGTTAAAACGTATCGTTACGGACAAAGGTAATGAAAAATATCTATTAGGTATCTAAAATTTCGACAAAAATTATCTGCGTGGTTATGACATAGTTATCCGTAAATCCACGTTTTTGACTGATTTTGAGCGCACTTTTTCTGCGAAAAAAGTTGCTTACTATAATAGTTGGCTATATATTTGCATCATCAAACAGATACTTAATAAGTAATAAATAACGACCAAAATTTATAATAGGCTATGACACGAGAAGAGTTTACCGAAAGAGTTGGCTTGAATGTATCGGACGGAATTTTTGAGGTATGGAACGGGGTGTATATGTCCTCGGATAAGGACAAGGACGAGTTCTGCAAACCATTCGCCACCAAGAAAGGGCATCTCGATCTTTCCCGGTCAATGGTGATCGAAATCGCCGAATTGAAGAAAAAGATCAGAGTGCAAAAAGAGAGCTATGATCGGCAGGTAGAACTCGCAACGTCCTATCAGGATAAGTATTACGCGGAAAAGGCCAAGCACGATGAGTTTTACAAGAAATATGCGGAAGAGTGCGAAAAGCGATACGCTCTCGAAAGAAAGCTCGAACAGATAATGAACCTAATCAACGCATAATCATGGATAAAACGAGACAGGCCAAGGCGGAAAGTCTGCATGAATGGAAGTCCCAAATGGCGGACTTCCTCCTCGAAAGAGCGCAGAAATTCGGCGACATTACCCTCCATATCAAAGCGGCCGATTTGATTGGCATGAAAGAGGTGATCCGTCGGAAAATCATCAAGGGCCTGCCCTTGTGGGAGGTCGATAGGGTTTGGTTGAAAAATAATCTCAAATAATCGCAAGTATGGAAAAGATCAAAATCAAGCATGTAGGATTCGATTCATGGGATCGGGAGGTATTCCAAACGCAGAAAGGGACGTATGTCGTGGATATAAGTTTGGACTATTCGCATCAGAATATGAGGCTCTGCACGAAGAACAACAACGAGTTCGACGGGGAACCGGATACGGCCCTCAAAACCGACGCATTCGAGATCGTCGATGATTTCGAGGCCGAGCAATAATCGCAAACCTTAAAAATTCAACGCAACAATGGCAAATTCAATCAATGTAAACGGATGCTCCGTCTGCCAGCCGGGACGAGAGAACTACACGAGTTTCACGGCCAAAATCGGCCGGAAATCGGTCAAAAGATGGCAATACGACTACCGCACGGAGAGCGGCGAGCTTTTCTCCTACGTCGGGGCATCCCTCGATAGCTGCCGTGCAAAGCGGGATTTATGGCTCTCTCAAAAGCAGTAAGTCATGGCAGCGAAAAAGGCTACAAAGACCTACGAGGTTGAGGTTTCTATGACGTGGTCGCAGTCCTATACGGTCAAGGCCAAGACGGCGGCCGAAGCACGGCGCAAAGCATGGGAGAAATTCAAACGGCGCCCTCCGAAATCCTGCTTTACGCTCATGGAGGACAGAATCGACGAATAATAATCAACGCAACAGATATGGAAGAGAAAGATATTAAGACGGTCAAGACCACGCGGGGCGAACTCCGATACTATCGGGATTGGGGTAATTACGACGGGGGTGTTGTAATGCTGAACGCCCAAACTATCGACCGCTACAAGGCGATCAAGAATGAGCATCCCGACGCGGATAAATGTGGGGTTTTCTTCGCTTTTAGCAGAGAACAGTTCGCCGAGGGATACAAGCATTTGGTAGAACTCGGACACATCAAAGACGGCGATAAAATATGCCAAGATAAGGACACGGGAGCTTTCGGTACAAAGGACGGACTTGCGGCATTCTTCAAGTTCTACGATGATAGCCGGGCGGCTATCCCGAAAGAATGCGATCCGCAGGAGGTTTATTTCTACGAATACAATAACCACGAGTGCATGATCGCATGGGATGGTGATAAAGAAGCCTATGACCTTATCGTTGGGTATTGGGGTGAGGAAGTAGCAAAGACTATTGAACGATTATAAATTAAAATTCAACGCATTATGGAAACGACATTGAACAACAAATTTTTCGACTTCGAGAAAGCAAAGGTGCAGACCCTCTCCCTCGATCAACTGGCGCGAACCCACAAGGAGAACGACATCTACGGCAAGCCGCTACGGGGCATTTACCACTATGATTTGCTGAATCAGATTATCGGCATGTGCAACGCGCAGAATTATGATGTCGAGGTTTACGACCTCTTTGCAGCGCAGAATAAAGACCGCAATACTCCGGGTGTCGTCCTCTTGCCGCAGGTAGAGGCCCAATACGGAGAGCGGGCCGTCGAAGCGCATATCCTCCGTCGGGTATTCGCCAACATTCGCATCACGAATTTCGATGATGCAGATCATACGACCAATCTTGCCGTCGCATTTCATCAGAAAGGAATACAGGTCGGATTCGGCAATATGGTGATGATCTGCCACAACCAATGTATGCTCTGCGCGGATCAATATATCTCGACCTATTCGGAGAAAGGACAGGGACGGGGCAATGGCGTAACGATTCCCGAAATCCTCGACATCGTGAAGTCATGGATCGTCGATGCCCGCCGAATCGTCGTTACCGAGCGGGAGAAGATCGAGCGGATGAAGCAAATCCCTATCGACGCGCAGCAGATGTTTACGTTGATCGGGATGCTGACCGCCCTCCGCGTTAAATGCGATACTCATATCGCAGAAATCAGGGAGAACCGCACCTATCCGCTCAATCAGTCGCAAATCTCGCGGCTTACCGAGGATATGATGTATCGCTACTATCAGAACGGCAAGGTCACGGTATGGGATTTATACAACGGCGCAACGGAGTTGTATAAAGCCGATACGATGGATATTCCGGCCCTTTTGCCGCAGAACAGGGCGATGGTCGGGTTCTTGTCGGAGCAATTCGGAATTTAGCCATGTATCTCGATGCAACGTGCGAGGGTCTCCCGTCTTCAAAATGGGAGGCCCTTATGAAAGGTGCAAGGAGGGTCAGTTATAGGATGCTGGTATCGCGCGTCAAAAGCGAAATTCCGGAGTTGTATCGTGCGTTGGCTTTGAACCTATACAATCCGTGGGCGGATCAATGCAGGCAGACCGCTACGCATTTTATCCTCGTGCATTCGGCGATAGAGTATTTTATCCACAAATAGGGTGCAACGATGTTTGATGCGGGTATTGTCCTGAATATCGGTCTTATATATCGACGAGGTGCAATGGGTACAGCAACGACCCCTGCAACGACCCCTGCACAGAAGATAAGAATATATAGATATATTAAAAAGATAGAGGGGAAGTTTTTTCGATGCAAAATTATAGGATCAACCATCGGGCAAGACCTTCGTAAATTCATCCTTTGAAAAAGAAAAAAGTTCCGCGAAAAAAGAAAAATGAAAATGCCGCCAATTTTCGAATATCTGCGGTCGGGCCGATAGATTGGTCGATTCTTGCGCGAAAGCGTGGCAGAACGCCGGAAAAGCGGTAAATTTGCACAAGTATTGGATTATGGAAGCAAAGAAGATAGTGCATTTGCAGTTCAAGGAGCCGTACAACGGCGAAACCGACTTCTACTTCGGTTCCCTGAAAGCGATCTACGATACCGTTCCTATCGGGGCGGTCGGCATCACATACAAGTCCCTCACGAATGCGACGAGGGGCAGAAGCGAATACGAGAACAAGAAAGTCCTCATCCGCATCGGGCAAATCCAGCGCAAGACGAGAGGACGGTCATTAAAATCGGAGTGCGATGGATAGCAAGGTATATCGGCTGACCTATGTTGCGGATTCATACGATCTCATTACGCATCTGTATTTTGTCAATAGGGCGAAAGCGGAGGCTATGTATCGTGAAAAGCTGGAAAAGGTTTCATTTTACCGAAATGGCTATATCTACCTGCATTCGATGAAAGAGAACGCCGACGGGGTGCTGGATATAGACGAAGTGATAGATTCTAAAAATTTTTGATATGATAGGTGCGATAATTGGCGACATAGTAGGCTCTCGATTCGAGTTCAATAATGCGAAAGGCGGAAACTTTGCATTATTCACCAAACAATGCGATTTTACCGACGACACGATCTGCACGGTGGCGGTAGCCGATGCGATACTCAAAGGGGAGGACTACAAATCGAGTATTTTGCGTTGGTGTAGAAAATATCCTAATCCGATGGGGGCATACGGCGGTTCTTTTGCTCGTTGGATTACTTCTCCCGACCCCCAGCCGTATAACAGCTTCGGCAATGGCGCAGCGATGCGTGTAAGCCCTGTTGCGTGGGCTTTTCGCTCGGAGCGGGATGTTATTCGGCAGGCTATCGAAACCGCAAAAATTTCGCACGACCATACGGAGGGAATTATCGGAGCGATGGTAACGGCTCTTGTGATCTATTATCTAAAAAATCAATTTTGGGATAATACGATGGAGATATGCGAAAGCGTGATGTGTCAGTATTACGGCGAGGATTGGGAAAGCCATCTCCCGCCTTGCGGCAAATTCGACGAGACCTGTCAGGGATGCGTCCCGCTGGCCTTTCATATCGTCAAAGAGAGCCGATCTTTCGAGGATGCAATCCGCAAGGCCATTCTCTACGGCGGCGACAGCGATACGCTCGGAGCTATTGTCGGCTCACTTGCCGAGGCTTATTTCGTGGTTGATCCTGCAATGATTCAGACCGCGATGGGCTATTTGCCGGAAGATATGCAGAACGTCATTCGGAAATTTAATGCAATCTACCGATGAAAGAATCTGATTTATTGCAATATTGCCGCTATTATAAAGGCGAGCGGAAGAACCCATACGAGGGTAAGGAACAAAACAAGGCAATGCTTTGGATGTACGAGCGGGCATGGATTCACGATACTATGGCGGTCATCGCAAGAGGCGATGCGAATGTCTCTGAAAGTCGAAATCTCGATGAATATGTCGCGGTCGGATTATCGGATTTTGAGAATGCCGATGGAGTGCCGATTACTTTGAAATCGCTCCTTTTCAATCGGTATGCACAAGGCAATATGTCCTCGTTGGCAGATTGCGTCGAACCGTTCAAGAAATTTTATAAGCAGTATTACGGTTAAGGGAGCGCAATAAACGCTCCCTTTATCATTGCAACTGTCCGATCATCTGCAAATAGATCGTCTTTCCTTGTTTTTTGAGGACTTTGAATTGACAGCCTCGTTGCCCGATCCATTCCATTTCGGAGTTGATCTTTTCGACAGATTTTCCGTCCCATATCACGCCATCGTCATAATCGAATTTGTGATAATCCGTGTAGTGGGAAAAAGGCTCCGCATATACGCCTTTGGCCCCTTTGGGGACTACGATAACCAAGTTGTACGATTCGGAGAAACCTTTATGCCGATGCACGGCGGTAGATAGGAATCCTTTATCGACAAAAACATCGCCTTTTTTCAGGTTTCCGAGGTCGTATCCGAGAGAATCAATCGTGAAATTGCTTACGCCTCGTCTTACAACCGTATTTTGAGGCATGGCGAATTTTTCAATCGCTCTCGTCAATATCGGCAGATCGTGCTCGAACTCTTCGCGGGCACGCGCTCCATAATACGATATACCGCGCAGAGGCTCATTTAGATAGCTGTAAGTCTGCGTATATTTCGTCAATATGATCCGCTCCTCCTTTGTCAGCGTCGCCCAAATCCGTTCCGTGTATTGACGCAGCCGGTTATCTGCATCATCGACCATCTCTGATTCGTACAAGGCGAGAAGCCTATCTATTTCCTCCTTGCTGATACTCGGCAGGGTAGAGGCTTTCATCGTTGCGCCTTTCTTCGCATCGCGCCGAGCCTGTTCCGCCAATCGTTTTTGATATTCTGCGACGGCGAGTGAGGTTTTGGACTTGATAATCGACAATTCGGCATTGCTATTGACTGCCTGCTCTGCATCGGAGAGGAGTTTTGCAACATTGAGGCTCTTCGGATGTTCTGCCGACCATTGTTTAACGGCGTCGAGTTCTTCGGTTACCTGCTTGATCGCTATCTTGTAATTGACTGCATCCAATTTTTTGATGTACGCCTCCTGCGATACCTTCCATGTCGCATACTTCTGTTGAACACCTTTCATATTGCCGCCGAGGAAGTCATAAGCCTCGAAATGCAGCTTTTTCGCCTGCTGTTCGAGGGATAGACCCGACCAACCCTCGATCTTCGATTTGACGGCATCATATACCCCTTGCAGTTCTGCCATCGTGAATTGCTGATGCCACGAGTGAACATTGGGGATAATGTCGGCGAGAGCCTGCTCCGCTTTCTTGGCGGCGAGGATGGCCTGCGCGACTTTCTTGGTCTCGGTCTGCATGGCCGACAGATCGCCTGCGTCGATGTACTTTTGCAGGGTGGAGTAATCGACTTCGCCATAATCCCCGGCGACTTTGGCGATGTTGTTCGCCGCCGTCTTGATTTGCTGGTGCTTCTTCTGCCGTTCGGCCCACGCATTACGGATTGCCGCCTCCTGTTCGGGCGTTCGGGCCTCATGGCGTAATGCCGCCTTTTCTGCGATTGTAAGCTCTTTCGGTTTCGGATTGAGTATCTCATCAATCGCCGCAGAGTTATTGCGAATAAAGTAGGGTTCCGTGCCTCTACTGCGGGATGCAAGGATATTCTCCTTATTGTCTCGCACCCAATGCTTGAAATTTGCCGGATATTCGGTGATCTGCTTGCCTCGCGGGGTGTATTTCTCGCCTTTGAGGAATGCCGCCGTAACTTTCGCCATCTCCTCCTCGTCCATCAAAATAGGCGTTGCAAAGCAGAAACATTGGGCATGCCATCCGTCGAATACGAAATCCTTTGGGTAGTCGCCTTGAAGTTTATCGCAAATATCCGGTCGGGGGTGGTTCTTCGATAGCTGGATGCGCTGACCGAGGACGAAATCCATCTGCTGCCACCGCTCATTGTCGGCGCGGCGGTAGGCGATGTTTGTCTCTGACCTCGCAACGCGCATGGCATTCTTGGCCGAGGATTTGTAAACGCCCGATCCGGTTTTGTAGTCGCTACGGTCGTAGTCGATCCATCGGTATTTGCCCGTTTTCTCGTCCTTGATGCGCTTTTTCCACTTCCGCCCGTAGATAGGCTTGCCCTGCTCGTCTTCGCCTTTCTTGAAGCGGAAACGGCGGAACATCAGGTCGGGGTCGTTCAGGTATTGCCGGACTTTGCGGGATATGGATTGCGCCGAATCTCCCTCGCCGATGGCGACGGTCATGGCGATCTCCATTTCATCGCGGAGCTGCTGAACCGACTGCCATATCCGTTTTGAGAGATTGAGGCCGTTCTCCGTTCGGTTGGCGAAAGCATTCATCGCCGCCATATTGCGGTTGTTCCATGCGCTGAACTCCGGACTGGATAATACCTCTTTCCCAAAACATGAGGAAATGAGTTTATCGCATGCGTCGTTGGCCTTTTCCCATTCGAGCGTGATCCCCTTTTTGATAGCTGTCGTAGTCGTCGAATGCAGTTGCCGGAGCAATGCCTCGACTTTCTTTTGGATTCGCATATTATCCCCGTCGAAAGAGTACATGACCCCCTCGTCCAGCGTCGGCACGGATTTATTGAGAGCGAGGATTTCATTCACCGTTGCGGCGAATAGCTGCCTCACTTTCTCGGCGTAAGCCTCTGTGCGCTGAATGCGCTTGATGGTTTCCGCTTTCGGGTCGGGAGAATATGCTTTTTTTGCCATCTGCTACCTACTTCTTCTGTTGCTGCTTTTTCTTCGGGTCATCTTCATCTCCGTTTTCATCATCGTCGGGGTCGTCGCCGTCCGATGCGGATTGCGGGCCTGCACCCTCGATGTCACCGAATATCTGTTGCTGCTTTTGCGCCCGCTCCTCCTCTTCGGCTTTCAGACGCTCCATTTCGAGCTTCTTGTCCTTGACGAGCGGGTTCAGTTCTACGCCGGTTTCGGTCGCCATGATGCCACCGTCGAGGCTCTTGATGATATTTTCGAGGGCTTCCG